TGTGTCGCTGTTAGCAAAATGATAACCTAACATAATACATGCTTCCTTGAAATAGGATACATATTTATGTATAACAGATTCATCTGCGTCGGTACCCAAGATGACACAACCGTCGTCTCCGTTACCTTCTGCATACACTTCTATATCAAGTCCTACAGTCTTTAATTTTGCATATTTATGCGCAATTAAATGTACCATGGATAGACTAACTTTTGTCAGCGGGTCTCCCATCATGAGTCCATTCTTAATGACTCCTATGAGCTTCCCATTTGCGTATAGTTCCCTCTCACCGGCCCAGACGCCTAGTATGGCGTCTATATGGTGTTGAGGTATTCCTAATTTCTTTAACAGCTTTCCAACAGTTTCTCTTCCCGATTTATGGGAAGGAAAGTTAGTTGCTCTTGTGAAATCGAAAGAAAAGACTTTTACGATCTTTTTCTGGATTATTCCGGAGACAGGATCGTCTTCGTCAAAAACCACGTACAAGGTATAACCTAATCGTCCGGCCTGAAAGCCGTTCCTTAGTATAACCTGACACTTAGCCATCTCAATGACACCATGTTGGATCGGTTGTAAGGATATGTCCTTACTAGCTGACCCAGACGTGACTGCCCTGGCTTTTCCATTTTCACGGACTATAGATAGTCTCACTTTCTTTGTTTCAGGATTGTGAGCTAGCTGGTCCATACAGTATTCAAACAAGGAGTCACCAAAGGTAGGTAATTTAACCTCCCTGGTGATATCAATTTCAGGTGGCGGGGGAACTATACACTCTTGTATAAGTTCTTTCGCGAACCCAAATTTTCCTCCTCTACTCTTAGGGCATTCCCAGCATCCGCTTGTTCCAATCGAACAGCGGATATTTAGTTGCTGTTTCATCCCTGAGTCAAGAACTATCTCTGTACAGACTTCGTCTATACATTGAGTTAGTTCTTCGCTCGGGTTGAACGGAGTAACAGTAGATACGTCTTTGATGAATTCGGCCTTAGATTGTTCAACAATCTTCGGCCCTGCTAATCCACAGGCTCGCGTCTGTGTAAGTAGAGACATCCTAAACATTTTCTGTTTACTGTTTCCTGCAATAACTTCGTTTAGAAGTTTTACAGGTGGAACAATCCAACTAAGCGTAGTAAAGGACTTATGATTTATATCGATAAGTTCCTTACTAAAGCACTGGAATTTTATATATTTCCTAGCCTCCTTCAAATTCATCAAGAATTTGTCGTAGTTTTGGATACAATTAGACATTACTGAAACCATCACTCGATCAATCACCGAGTAGATGGATTTACCAGAACCTGCTTTTGGTTTTAGCGTTTCGGGGAAACCCAGCAACAGTCCGTCTATGACGGCATCTGTGGTATGGGTATATTCCTTAAATGCTAACGTCCCTTTACGGGACACTAGTAGTTTTGCCAGTATTCCTTTATTTGCTTTTGATAATCTAGTCCACCAATGTGTTCTAGTTTTCAATATTTCTACACGAGCCTCGCCGCTAATTCTATTGAATTTCGGCTTTGGACCCCAAATAGATTTATGATCCACCTCCCAGGAGGGGATCATTAATGTATCTTGGCGCCCAGACTTGTGGCATTCTATCAAGTCGTCAATTAGTCTCTCGAATGAGTCCTTTATAGGGCCCTTCTCAGACTGGTTTGGCTTGTATGTTTCACCTCCCCGATAGGAACCGGTCTGAGGAACAATACTTGTTCTAAATATCCACCTATCAGGAGTATTATTCACTGACG